ATATGCGGCCATTATGACCGCTAACGCCGAGCGCTGCGATATCCCGCTTCCCTTGTCTGATGTCAAGCGCATTGCCGAGAGCATAGCAAGGTATGAGCCCGCGCATGATGTCGGTGCGTCTAGCGCCCTTGGCGACGCCGCAGCACAAAATTTAATAACCAAAGATGACAACGTCATTGAAAAGTTAAACGCCATTTTTGGCGATGAGCTCGGCATCGATTACGAAGCACCCGACGAATTAGTTGAGGGGTTGATCACTATCGGCAGCTCAGTGGTGGTGTATGGCGACAGCAACTCAGGCAAAACCTTTTGGGCTCTGTCCGTTGCGGCATCAGTGGCTATGGGCACCACTTGCTACGGTCGAAAGACGGACCCAGGCTTAGTCGTCTATCTGGCAAGTGAATCCCCCACCAGCATCCGGTCCCGCGTTCAGGCCATTAAAAAGCATTACAGCGACAATTTAGAAAATTTAGTTATTGTTCAGGCACCCGTTAATTTTTATCAGGGCGATGGCGACGCAAACGACGTCATTGAGTTGGTCCGAAAAATAGAGGAAATTAAAGGCCAGTCCGTTCGCCTGATCATTCCCGACACCTTAGCAAGAATAAGCGCAGGAGCAAACGAAAACAGTGGGGAGGATATGGGACCCGTAATGTCCCGTTTTGACGTCGTGGCGGCCGCAACAAGGGCTTGCATAATGATTATTCATCACAATGGCAAGGATGCAGCCAAAGGGTCCCGCGGCTGGTCCGGTATCCGCGCCCACATTGATACTGAGATCGAAGTAACCGAAAAGGATGGCGTGCGCTCAGTAACCGTCACCAAGCAGCGAGAGTTGCCCAGCAAAGGCGAGGCAATTTACTTTAAATTGCACGTCATTGAGATGGGACGCACCAAATTCGGCAAACCGGCCACCACTTGCGTGGCGGTCCCCGACGAAGATTCACAAACCCAAAACCCCCACAAACCCCTTACCAAACACGATCAAAATGTGCAACTTTTGGAGCGTGCTTGGATCGCTTCGGGCTCTGAGATGCGCAACAATTGCCCATACCTGAGCAGAAGTGCATTGATGGACGTAATCGTGGCCGATGGTAACTCACAGCGCACTGCCGAGAACAAAGTGGCCCCAGGGCGCAAGGACGGGTTAATCATGCCAATGCTTAACGCGGGGGTAATGCGACCCTTTGAGCATGGCTGGATTTTCGTTAATCCGACACAAACTAATGCGATGTTGATGCTGTCGAATGCGAAAGGTTAACCCCCTTTTGCCCCCTCTGACCCCCTGGGGGTGTCAGGGGGTTTGCAGGTAAAGTAGGGCGCCCAACCCCCGCCCACCCCCTACCCCCTATAGGGGAGGGGGAAAGGGGGTTAGCTTATACGGTCGTTTTTTGGGGGATTGATTAAGTATTATTTGATGGGTTAATTTCAATGTCGGTTATGTCGTTATTTTCTATTAACCGAGCCTCAGCACTTTCCAAAGCTTGGGTAATGGATATCTGAGTATGAGTAACCGATACGTCAACCCTATCGCCCCATTGTTTGGGGCGCAGCTTGGCAGCTGTCCACTTTCTGGCATCAATACGTAGGCGCTGACGATTGACCCAAGCGTTGATTAATTGAGGGTCCAGGTCGGCCGGTGGCATTTCGTCCGATAGGTCGACCAGTTCATCTGCTAGATAGTCGCCCCTTTCCTCAATGGCCGAGCGATACCTTTTCTGCAATTCAGGATTATTGCGTAATTGGTACATGGCAGTGGCATAGGACATCTTGGCTTCTTTGGTGGCACTCATTAGGCTTTTGCCCTCTGTGATGCGTTCTAGCATGGTTGGCCACACTTCCCGAATGGTGTATTCGATGTTATGACTACCTAGGCGCCTAAGCTTGCCCTCATAGCTATACTTATCCTGTGCCGTCTTTGCGCGTTCCATAACCTTAACCCCTAAGTAATTTGATATTTTAATTCAAGACGTTATAAACAATTTTAATAGAAATACACGTCAATGGTAAGGCCACAATAAAAAAACCCGCCTAAGCGGGTTTAAATCGATTCTAGGGGTATGTTTTTATAGGTCGAAGGTAAGTATTAAAAGAAGCAATACAGCTCCAATAATTAATGAATAGGTCATAGTGGCAATAGCCCTTTAAACAAGGGATGCACGTTATCCCATTGTGCACCTATGTCTTTTGGATAAAAAGGGCGCAGGGTTCGTGATTCGCTCATGCTGCGCACGTAAACATAGCCTGATTTAACGTCGCATGAATCGACAGTGTATGGTTTGTTCTTGATGTGGACAATGTCCCCATGCTGAACGGGTTGCCCGTTGGTGTATTTAATCTGCATAGTGCTCTCCGTCATCCTCGAGCTCGATTAGCTCAATTTCCTTAAAAGTAAAATCCGATAACTGCGCGTCGTCGAATTGTTTAATGGCCGAATTTTCGTCGGTGGCGATAACTTCAATAGTTACTTTGGCCAAGCCAGTTAGTTTGTAAACGTGTGGTTTGTTCATAATTGCCCCATCAAAAGCTTTTTAAGATAATTTACCGGCTTGCCGGTGATGACCGATAACTCGGCCAAGGTTATGTTAGTGCTGTCGAATAAATCGATAATTTGTTGATTTGTCATCATGCGGCCTTTAAAATTCGGATTACTTTGTGCATGGTTACGCCATGCGCAGGGTAGGCAATAGTCTTTACTTTTTTATCGTAGCAAGCGCGACAACCCGAGCATTTGCCCGCGTTTTCGTATGCGCGACAGAGTGTCATACCCTTTTTAACGTCCGCGGCCGTCGGGATAATGACGGACCCATGCAAACCCTTTGTATATTGGCCGGTGACAGAATCAGAGCTAAAGCGCACGCTAACATTAGGCAAGCGCATCATTGCATAAAGCACCATTTCAAATTTGGGAAATTTATGCATACGCGTGGGGAGCCAATGTTGCACCCAAGGCGTGCGTTTCATTACATCTAGCATCTTTTCCGCCAAACCAAGCGCATACATATCGCCAGAGTCAAACCAGCGAAAATAGCGATCGTTTTGCAAAGCTTGGACCATGTCGTCGGCCCATTCCAAGCGCTGCCAGTCGATTTTATTGTGCTCCCTTGGGGCCTTGACGTTTTTAAAGCGATAATTGCCCGTCGTCGCGTAGCATCCGCGACACGCGTCAACTAACTCACCGGGCGCTGCAACGGAACCTGGGCACGTATCCAAGGCCTGTAACGACCACGAGCGAATGCCGTCTAGTTTGGAAGTAATGGAAATTTTAACCATGTTATTCACCTTTAATAATGCTGTAATCACGATAGGGAGTGTCTAATTGATATCCAACTACTGAAATATCGTCTTCGTAATACCAATCGGGATCAAGATCATATTGATGCATATGCCGCAGCAAACCAATCATTAACGAAGCTTTAGCATTTTCTTTTGTCTTGCCGTACGCTTCAAAAGAAAAATTTCGGGATTCATAATTAGCACGATAAATTTTCATAGCGATCTCACAATTTCAGCAACGACAATAATTAACCCGCAAAGCGATGCAATGGCGATTAGTGTTTTTTCTATCATGATATTTCCTTGGGTTGATAAATCAGTTTAGGAAAACATATCATCTCACAAAAAAGCACATTGTGCACATATTTAATCAAATATATATTTATCGTTCCAGCACAATCAATAGCCAAACCCTATTGCATCTTGTTGCATTGCACAATGCATTGTTGCATCGCACAATGTTGCATTGCAATATGTTGCGTTGCACAATGTTGCGCTGCAACACAGCTAATTTATACTTAATATCGTTGTGCGTTGCAACATAGCGCTGCGGCCGAACGCCAGGCGCACGCACAAGAAAGGCTAAAAAAATCTTGAATGGGGGGGGTAGGGCCCTGGCCGACAGGTCCTAGTCTACGCAGGGATCACAAACAATTTTTATTTTTTTTATTATTGCTTCAACATCACTTTCATTTACAATCCACTCATGCAAAACACCGTCTACAGTCCCCAAGAAGAAATGACTCTTATGAGTCGCCTCTGGTCTGCATCAATTAAGGATGATCCACTGGCTTTCGTTTTGTTTGTCTTCCCGTGGGGCGTCAAGGGTACGCCTCTGGAGCATTTCTCGGGGCCACGCAAATGGCAACGGGTCGTGCTCCAGCAGATCGGCGACCACATCGCGCAGAACAAGGGCAAGGTTGACTTTGACACGCTACGCCAATCGGTGAGCTCGGGGCGCGGTATTGGCAAGTCAGCACTTGTTAGTTGGATTACGATCTGGATGCTGTCCACCAGGATTGGGTCAACGACCATCATATCGGCCAACTCTGAGAGTCAGCTCAGGTCAGTCACTTGGGCTGAGATTACTAAATGGTTGGCGATGGCGATTAACAGCCATTGGTTTGAGGTGTCAGCCACCAGACTTATGCCCGCCAAATGGCTAACAGAACTGGTCGAGCGCGACTTAAAGAAAGGCACACGCTACTGGTCGGTGGAAGGCAGACTCTGGTCAAGCGAGAATCCGGACGCGTATGCGGGAGTCCACAACTACGACGGTGTGATGGTCATTTTTGACGAAGCAAGCGGTATTGATGATGCCATCTGGGCGGTGACCTCTGGGTTCTTCACTGAAAACACACCGAACCGCTTTTGGTTGGCGTTCTCAAACCCGAGGCGTAACTCGGGCTACTTCTACGAGTGCTTTCACGCTAAGCGTGAGTTCTGGCGCACACAGGTGGTCGACGCGAGGACAGTCGAGGGCACAGACAAGGCGGTCTATCAGCAGATTATTGACGAATATGGGCCGGACTCAAGTCAGGCGCACGTAGAAGTCTATGGTGAGTTTCCGAACGCGAGCGATGATCAGTTCATCTCGGCGCAGACGGTGGATGACGCCATGAAGCGCCCCCGCTACAAGGATCAGTCAGCACCCATTGTGTTGGGCGTGGACCCCGCACGGTTCGGGGCGGATGCGACGGTCATCGCAGTGCGGCAAGGGCGAGACATTATTGACATCAAACGCTATCGGGGGGACGACACGATGACGGTAGTCGGCCACATTATTGAAGCGATTGAAGAATACTCACCCGCAATGGTCGTAATTGACGAGGGCGGCGTGGGTGGAGGGGTGGTGGATCGCTTGAAAGAGCAGCGCTACAAGATTCGGGGTGTGAACTTTGGCAATAAATCCAAGAACCCGCTCATGTACGGCAACAAACGGGCAGAGATGTGGGGCTCGATGCGTGAATGGTTGAAGTCCGCCTCTATTCCGTCAGACAGAATGCTTAAGAGCGACCTTATTTCGCCCATGATGAAGCCTGACTCTAAGGGCACGATCTTCTTAGAGAGCAAAAAGGATATGCGGGCTCGCGGCTTGGCCTCACCAGACGCCGCAGACGCAATATGTGTGACCTTTGCCTTCCCGATGGCGCATCGTGAAACTGTTGACAAGACCCCACGCAGGGGGTATTCTGCAAGCGGAGTACTAACTTCATGGATGGGGGCGTAATGGCAAAGAAATCCGTGTCATTATCTGTTGGGCGGGGCGAAAAGCTATCTGTTAAGCAGGGCGCTGGACTGACCGCCAAAGGTCGCGAGAAATACAACGCCGCTACTGGTAGTAATCTTAAGGCACCAGCTCCAAATCCAAAGACTAAAGCAGATGCGGGACGCAAAGCGTCTTTTTGTGCAAGAATGGGTGCGGTTGCGGCTAAGGCTGAGAACGGCGAACGTGCTAAGGCTTCTCTTAAACGATGGAAGTGTTAATCATGGCTACAAAACCTGGACTCTATGCAAATATTCACGCCAAACGCGAGCGTATTGCCGCGGGTTCTGGCGAACGCATGAATAAAGTCGGCAGCAAAAACGCGCCAACTGCTAAAGATTTCAAGCAATCGGCAAAGACTGCGAAGAAGAAATAGTATGCCTTTAAAGAAGTCACCTACAAAAGAAGCTTTCCGCGCTAATGTTAAAGCGGAAGTTAAAGCCGGCAAGCCTATCAAGCAAGCCGTGGCCATCGCCTACTCTGTTAAACAAAATGCTAAAGCCACTAAACGATAACATCGTAGTTAAACCCGACCCGTTCATCCAAAGCGGGTTATTGATTTTGCCTGAAGAAGATATGCGTACCGGCACGGTTGTGGCAGTCGGTCCAGGCAAAAAAGGCTCAAGCCGACCGCTAATGGTGTCGGTGGGCGACCATGTCATGTATAGTGGCACGATTGATCAGACTTACGAAGACTGCGTAGTTATGAAAGACAAAGATGTCATAGGGCTAGTATGAACATAATTACCAGACAAGAAGCGAAAGCCCAAGGGCTAACTCGCTACTTTACTGGTAAATCTTGTGTCCACGGCCACGTTGCAGAACGAAAAACAGCCAATAAAACTTGCGTTGTTTGTGGCGATTTAGCGATTGCAAAATCAAAAGCTAAAAAGCCAGAAAAATACAACGTAATTAACCAAGGCTGGTCTAAACGTAATCCAGACAAAGTAAAAGCGTTGCAATTAAAGCGCAACCGCGAAAATCCTGCGCGGCGTAATTTGTGGACTTCAAATTACCGCCAAGCTAAAGACAGCAGAATGCCAGCTTGGTTAAATTTAGGGCAATTGGCCGAAATGGAAGGTGTGTACGATTATTGTTCGGCGTTGCGCCGCGCAAGGCTTGACTATCATGTTGACCACATCGTACCATTACGAGGTAAAATTGTTTCCGGACTCCATGTACCGTGGAATTTACAAGTAATTTCTGGTGCGGACAACGTACGGAAAGGAAACCGATTCAATGGCTAAGAAAGAAAACCAAGATTTATTGTCGACCGCCCGAGATCGGTTAAAAATGGCCATTGCTGCTTTTTCTGAAAGTCGCGAAGACGAATTAGACGATTTAAGATTTTTTGCTGGAAGTCCGGATAACCAATATCACTGGCCCGCCGATGTGTTGGCGACCCGCGGCGCCGTGCAAGGGCAGACGATTAACGCACGTCCTTGTCTGACTATTAACAAGCTCCCCCAGCACGTACGAGAGATCACCAACGATCAACGCCAGAACCGTCCAAGCGGTAAAGTTATCCCTGTGGATGACAAAGCGGACGTTGAAGTAGCTGAGATTTTCAACGGTATGGTACGCCATATCGAATACCTGTCAGACGCTGATGTTGCGTACGACACCGCGTGTGAAAACCAAGTCGCTTATGGCGAAGGCTACATCCGACTGCTGACGGAGTACTGCGACGATGACAGTTTTAACCAAGATATTAAGATCGGTCGGGTCCGCAATTCGTTTTCTGTTTATATGGACCCCACCATCCAAGACCCCTGCGGTGCGGACGCGAACTGGTGCTTCATCTGCGAAGACATCACCAAAGAAGAGTACGAGCGTCAGTTCCCCGACGCGCTCCCGCACTCCTCGCTCCAGCAGCAAGGTGTCGGCGACCAGTCGCTCTCCGCGTGGATCAACGAAGACACCGTCCGCATCGCGGAGTACTTCTACATCAAGCACGAAAAAGCCACGTTAAACCTGTACTACGGCAACGTCACAGCGTTTGCGGGCTCGGCAGAAGATGCCGAAATGGCCATGCGCGGCATGAAGCCGATCCGCTCGCGCGCGGTGGACATTAAGAAGGTCAAGTGGTGCAAAATTAACGGTTTTGAGGTCCTTCAAGAGCAAGATTGGGCAGGCGATTGGATTCCCGTTGTGCGCGTCATTGGTAACGAATTTGAGATCGACGGGCGTTTATACCTGTCGGGCATTGTGCGTAACGCTAAAGATGCACAGCGTATGTACAACTATTGGGTTAGCCAAGAAGCTGAGATGCTTGCCTTGGCGCCAAAAGCACCGTTTATCGGGTACGGCGGCCAGTTTGAAGGCTACGAACAACAATGGAAGACTGCTAACACGACCAATTGGCCATACTTAGAGGTCAATCCAGACGTCACAGACGGCCAAGGCGGCCCGCTCCCACTGCCGCAACGTGCGCTACCTCCGATGGCTCAAACGGGGCTTATACAGGCCAAAATGGGCGCCTCTGAGGACATTAAGGCGACCACTGGTCAGTATGACTCAAGTTTAGGTCAAGTGTCTAACGAGCGTTCGGGTAAAGCCATTTTGGCACGCGAGCGTCAGACAGACCGTGGCACGTATCACTATGTTGATAACTACGCCCGCGCTGTGCGCTACATTACGCGTCAAATCATTAACCTGGTGCCTAAAATTTACGACACCGAGCGCATCGCGCGCATCATTGGTGAGGATGGCGAGGTAAGCACCGTCAAGATCAACCCAATGCAGCAAGAGCCGGTTAAGAAAATTGTTGACCAAACCGGTATTGTGATAGAAAAAATCTATAACCCAGGCGTTGGGAAGTACGACGTCATGGTAACAACTGGTCCGAGCTACATGACCAAGCGTCAGGAAGCTTTGGAAGCTATGGCTCAACTGTTGCAAGGCAACCCACAGCTTTGGGCAGTGGCCGGTGACTTGTTCATCAAGAACATGGATTGGCCTGGTGCTCAAGAGATGGCCAAGCGGTTTGCCAAGACCATTGATCCTAAGCTTATGGAAGACGGCGACAAAGACCCAGCGTTGCAGGCTGCCGAACAGCAGATGCAGGGCATGGCTCAGGAAATGGAGCAGATGCACACTATGCTTCAGAACGTGTCTAAGTCGATTGAAGTGCAGGACTTGGAGCGTAAAGACTACGAGGCGCAAATTAAAGCGTTTGACGCTGAAACCAAACGTATCTCGGCAGTTCAAGCTGGCATGACCTTCGAGCAGATTCAAGACATCGTGCGAGGCACTATTGCCGCAGCACTAGATACTGGTGATCTGATTGGCGGTGCGCCTGAGCGTGAATCATTTGAAATGCCAATGGAACAGCAGATGCCTCCGCCAGAACAACCCATGATGCCACCTGAAGGGATGCCACCACAATGAAATGCGCTGAATTCGTAGGTATGATGTTTCTAGCACGCGATGTTACACATTCTGTTCACTTGAACACGCGTTCGTATGCCAAGCATAAAGCACTGCAAAAGTTCTATGAGAACATCATTGATCTAGCTGATAGTTTTGCTGAAGCTTATCAAGGCAGACATGGTTTAATTGGTCCAATCGGACTACAATCTGCTAAGAAGACAACCAATGTCGTTGAGTTTCTTGAGAATCAACTTGAAGAGATTGAGAAATGTCGGTATGAGGTCTGTGAAAAGACTGACACACCGCTTCAAAATCTGATTGACGGCATTGTTGAACTGTACCTTTCCACATTATATAAGCTTCGCTTCCTTTCCTAAGGCGCATCATGGCAAATTACACGTATATTGAAGCAACCACACAAATCAAAAACGGCGCCGGCAAGATCAAAGGCGTTTTTGTAAGCGCAGCTTCTAGCACGCCTACAATTACGGTTTATGATGAGGCTAACGGTGGCACAACTAAAGTGCTGTTGGCTACCTTTACTCCCGTTGCGGCTACTTTTTACCCACTTGGTGTCGATGGCGCGTTTGCCAATAAAGGCCTCAATGTTGCGATAGGTGGCACGGTCAAAGCCACAGTTATTTACGAATAGGAATCGCCATGAGCCGCTTAATTTTTAATGCCGTATTAGGCGGCACGACCACTTTAGAGTCAACCAACTCGGCGGATACCTTTCTAATCACTGTGCCAGCCGCAAACGGCACAATGTCGCTTAAAGATTCGTCAGGCGATGCAACATTCCGTAATATCACGCTTACCGGTGCAGTCTTGGCTGGTGCTTGGAACGGCTCGACTATTACTGTGCCCTACGGTGGCACGGGTGCTGTAACTTTGACGGGTTACGTCAAGGGCAACGGCACATCAGCCATGACGGCATCTAGCACAATTCCTAACACCGACATTACGGGTCTGGGCACGATGTCCACCCAGAATGCCAGCGCCGTGTCTATAACTGGCGGCACAATTACTGGTTTGAGTTCTGCTATTCCTGTCCCCTCGGGCGGCACAGGTGCTGCAACGCTTACGGGTTACGTAATTGGTAACGGCACGTCTGCAATGACAGCAAGTGCCACAATCCCCAATACCGCTATCACCGGTTTGGGTACGATGTCTACCCAAAGCTCTGACTCGGTAACTATTACGGGCGGCACGGCCAACGGTCTAACTATTGGTGCGTCTAACCCTGCGGCCGGTATCTTTACAACACTTCGCTTTAACTCGACACTGTCCGCTAACGGCGCAACAGGCACCGCTGGTCAAGTGTTGACGTCTAACGGTGCGTCTGCTCCAACCTGGCAATCTGTAGCCGGTGTGGGTACAGTCACCTCAGTTGATGGCTCAGGTGGTACAACTGGTCTGACTTTGACCGGTGGCCCCATTACAGCATCAGGCACATTGACACTTGGCGGCACACTTGGTGTGGCTAACGGTGGTACGGGTGCGGTTACATTGACAGGCCTTGTGTACGGTAACGGCACATCTGCTATGACCGCAGCCAGTGCTTCGGAAGTTGTTGCTGTAATTGGCACAACGGCAGTCGCTAAAGCAACAAGCATTGCGGGCGGTGCGACAGGATCGTTACCTTACCAAAGCGCTGCCGATACAACAGCGTTCTTGGCCGCGGGCTCTAACGGTCAAGTATTGACCTTGGCAGCGGGCGTGCCTTCTTGGGCAACGCCAACTACGGGCACAGTCACTTCTGTTGGTGGCACAGGCACAGTTAACGGTTTGACCCTTACTGGCACAGTTACATCAAGCGGCAACTTAACGCTTGGCGGCACGCTTGATTTGTCAGCCCCTCCTGCTATTGGTGGCACAACGGCTGCGGCCGTGACAGGCACAACAATTACGGCGACTACAAAATTTGTAAGTCCGTATTTTGATGCGGTTAACTCAGCCGGCGGTGCGTTACGAAACTC